GTGTGAAAAAGTGTCATTGATAATAAAAAGTAATATAGACGCTATACCAGTCGCAATATAGGTGCTCTATATTGGTCTTAGTTTGTTCCTGTGATCCTCCGTTAATCCTAGTAATAACCTGACTGGTTTACCAGAATAATATCAGAAAATCTCAGTAATACTCAGAAAATATTATCTATTATAATCAATAACTTACTAATAACCTCGGAGAGTATCAGAGGTCATTATAAATTATCGCATTATGGTATTATGCCAGTTTTGCTTGTAATTTAGCGAGTTTTTCTTCTGCTGCTTTAATCGCTGCTAATACCTTTTCTTTTTTCTCATTTTCCTTCTGCTGCTTTTTGAATACTGCTAATACTTTTTTGTCCTTTACTTCCTCAGAGATAATCTGGCGGAGTGATTTTACTAATGCACGCTTTTCGGTTAATGATAATGAGTGAATAGTGTCGATAAATGTAGTCATAATGTTTTCCTTAATTAATATAAAATGGTAATAATGATACTGCTATTATAGTGATACTTTATTAGATAATGCTATTACAAATGGTGCGTTACTGTATTTTCTTGATTTTCTTGGTTTAGCGGTAATAATATGCTTACCACTATTGAGATAATCGAGAATATCTTGCTGAATTTGAATATCTGCTTTTAGTTTAGCATTTTCTACTGGTTGAGCATATTGCTTACCAGTAAATGATTTAGCGATACTATTAGCAATATCATATTCCGATGGTTGATTATCAGCAGCGATTTTCTCTCGCTTTTTAATACTCTTGAGGTCCTGATTAACGCATGATAATAACTGCTTTAATTCAGCGATACTCATATTAGATAATGCTTTAATATCGTTATTCATAATAATATAATACTTTCAAATAATAAAATTTTGACTTTATCACTAAATGTGTTGTATGGAAACAACAGCACCGAGCGATAAAATGTCCACTCTTGGAGTATACAGGAACCACAGAAAATGGCAACGGTTATTTTGGCGCCCGTAAGGTACTGATTGGATTGAGGATAATTCTTGACCGGACGGATGGAGTATTATTGGAAGGCATGGCAGAGGTGCTCAGAGGCAGACAGGAGAACCGTGTGGTGGTGGGCGCCAAGGCATAGCGACCAGCTCCAGGACGCACGGCAGGCAAGGCACGGAACGCTAGAGCAGACTGTTAAGCGCTTTGAGCAGTGCTAAAAAAAAGCGGGTGGTGGTCGGATTGGAAGTTCAGTAACTTTTTTACTCGGCTATTTTTTAGAGGATTTTCGAATTCCTGAATTTTTTTCAGGAGGTACCAGAGATTCCAGGATTTTTTTCCGGTCCCGTTCCTTGATCCAGAGTAAAGCATCATCCAGATCCATCCACGGAGAAACCTCTTTGGTCTTTTCGTGATACCATTGATACTCTCTGGTACCAACCGACCACTTATTGTTACTGTGATCCCATCGAGCCGTCTGTGCGTTCCTCTTATTCAGTATCATTCAGTTTCTTCTTGGATTCTCTGAGTTTCGCTGATACACTCATCTTCAGTCTGGTTTCTTCTGAGTGTTTTTTGCCTGGACGACCTTTTCTGGATGCAGACATTTTCAGTCTAGTTTCCATACTCACAGGTTTCATTAATCTACCCAACCTCCAACCTTCAGGAACTTCAGAATCTTTGGGTATAGTGAGATTCCTAGTACCATCTGTGATCCACTTTTTATTACTATTATTCAGTCCTATAGCTTTCTTTTGTTCCTCTGATATTGCATGGGAGGTTCCTCTATAAAAACCTTCTGGAATAATATCGTTGGGATTAATAAGTTTATCTACATTACCATTTGTGATTCGTATTCTACCAGATAACTTTTCTGAAATTTTCTTAGCATTCTCTGGATTCTTAGCCCAAGATTTGCTTCCTATTTTTTGTTTGGTTTCTTCTGAGTGTTTTCTACCAATCCATGGATGAGAATTTGGATTGTTTTTGAAACGTTCTTTTTGTATTTGGGATAATTTTTGTTTACCTTCGTCACTCCATCTGAATTTTTTGCTTATGATGGATTTGAGTTTTCTGGTTTCTTCGGATACTATTCGGCCAGAACCTCCTTCTCCACCATCGGTTTGATTTCTGAGTATACCGGTACCGATATCTTTTCTACCATATTGTTTAATGAGTTCGATTTCTTTCGCAAAAGCATCTTCTTCGTTTTCGTAGTATTCTAAGATTTGTATGCGGAAAGCATCGGTAGGAGTTTTAATATATTTCCTACCATTATTCGAATAGGCTCGATTACCTTTACCTTTTCCAATATAGTATGGAGTTCCATCTTCTCTGAGATAGGCATAGACGTAAAAAATGGAAGTATTGGTGTTCATCTGAATCGGCTGAGTAACGTATTAAGACTGCTCTCGGAAATGCTTCGGAAACCTCCCAACCCGGAGGAAGCGTGGAAAATCGCTGGCAAAACTGAGAGGTTATTATATTGGATTAGGATCAACGTTTCGCTACCTTATCTAATCCTTTGAGTTTATAGACTGGTTGTTCTATTGGGTATTCTTCGCAGATGTATTCGTTCTCGTATTTGGAGAGAATCCGCATGGTGACGCAATCTTTACCTGTTACAAAGGAGATCGCATGGTCGGTGGTAGATTTACCAGTAGTTCCCCAAATAGCAGTTGATACTATGGTAGATGGGTACTGTGCCACTACTGCACAGCCATTCAAAATAAGCGTTAATAATAAGAGTATCGATTTCATTATAATATGGTAACACAGGTGCCATTACTTGTCAACCTTCCGTTGTTCCTTGGCAACAAACTGACATGGTGCATCATAGTTACCACTTTCACACCGGTGGTCACAGGTAATAACTATACCAAATAGTCGGTCTATGAGTTTTATCCACCAAGTCCTAGGTCTACAGTTCCGCATGATTTTCTATAAGTGTTCTACTTTGAATGTCCCAAAATAATTCTACACCTTTTTTGGCGTAGTCCATGGTTATATATTGTCCTAGTATAAGAGATTCATTGGTACCTGGAGAATACACCTGAGCACCCCATATCGAGTGGTTGTTTCCAACTTTATATACAGAACCAATGATTCTACCATCATCAATATCATAGTATACTCTTTGTTCGTATTCCTTTTCAGCCCAATGTTTCATATTATTTTGATCCATACAGTTGTTGTTCTAATTCCTGTATTCTCTCTAATAGTTTTAATACCTCAGAAATAGACACCCATTTACCTGATATGTCGGTCTTAATCATCTACCTTCCCTAATATACTTTTTGATAGTATATACAATATCTAATACCGAATCGATAAGTTCTGTCCATAGAACCACAATCTCCGAGATAGGATGATAGAATACCCTAATCAGAGCCGAAAGTGATGCTGGTATAATCACCAGTAATGTAATAACAATTCCAATAAATCCTAAAATATCACTCATTATTATCCTGTAATTTTAATGTCATTTGTTCAGTTTTTGAATCATGTCCGTATTCTCTAGCATATTGTTTATAGGCATGATAATCTTTACCAATCTCATCAATGGTATTAGCCACCATCTTTAAACGAATTTCGGTTTCAAAGTTATTACATCTTTTGATTAATCTATAACAATCATCAATTAAGTTGGTGAAACCAATCTGTGTTTGATATTCTTGTATAGAAGTTTGTTCTGCGGAAATTCTATCTTCTGTGGTAAATGAGGTCATTATGTTGCCTTGCAATATAAATAAGTATAAACACTAATAAGGGATAAAAATGAAACTAGTAATATTAATTAAACAATTCTTAGATGCTTACATAGAAGCTCGTAAAGATTATTTTAAAAAGTATCACCTCTGGTACTAATCGAAACTCCAACCTTCCATTTCCAGCTGGCGTTTGCCGGCTGGGGTGGCTTTCATCTTATCTAGATGGTCGTGCAGAGATTCAATCTCATGTATTAACCAACCTCGATTATTCATCTGTTCTACTGTTTGATATCTAGGTCTTACACCAAATAAATCTTTGTGAAAATCTGAAAAGTATCCTTGCAATTCATTGATACTCATACCATCATATTGATTCATACTCACTCTGTTTTATATACAATCACTTCTCGTCTATTTGTTCTACGGCATTCTTCAATAACTTTCACAGGAACATCTGGATGCCAACCACCTATTAATACTTCACAATTATACTTGATTGTTTTGTAACTGTCAAATTTAGAATGGTAATCTTCGTTATTGACAAATGCATATAGCAATGTGATGCAAATGATCATACTGGTTATTTTTAAGGCTTCCATGATAATTTCTCTGTAATTTATTGATAACCTTATATATAAAAAATTACCGTCTTTGGCGCTTTCGTTCTTCTAGTTGGTCGAGAATATTTCTAATTTCACCACGCATGGCGTTGTTCTTTGGAATCCAACAATAAATTCTTCTCAGAAGAGAATATAGTTGATCTTCATCCATTATTCCTCATCGTCCTCAATAAACATAATTACAGGCATAAAATCGCTAACCATCTTCATGGCTTCTTTTCGATTGGTTGCAATTACACGGCAACAATATACACCATCTTTAATCATGAGGTCAAATGGCATAGTGCCGTTCATAATAAACACTTCATCAATAACACAACGAATAAGAAACTCTTTGGCTTCTGCACACCGTTTCATTAAGTCGTCATAGACTTTTTTTGGATTAACTGGATCATCCATAGCATATTCAGGCATTTTCTGTCAACAAGGATGGTCCTTGGTTGTCCTCACAAATTACATAATTTTCTGCCATACTTTCGGCCTTGGCATAATCGGCAGTAATCTCTTTTTTGATTACCTTATTCTTTAGATAATACATTATTGTGTAAGTATAATCTTCTCTCATAACAACGGCTTTTTTATCACCGTTAGTAAATTTAGATAGTTCCATTTAACTCTCCTTAAAATGCAAATTGCTGGGCGGCTGCAGTTGCCTCTTCTTCGGTATCATAATACATTGTAGCATCATATTCATTACAAATATTAAACTCAACATAAAACGGTTTCTGATACTTTTCATCAAAGTATACAGAAGCTCTCAAGTTACCACTCTCACCATAAAAAGTTACAATATCATTTTTCTCTGTCATGCTATCATTCCAATAAAACGATTCAATACAACACGGTTATTCAAACGGTTACCAGCAAACTTACTAAATGCAGAAACTAAACCACGGGTAGTGGCATTTTCTTTTACTTCAAAAGTTACATCATCATCAGTATTTAAACCTTCAGAACGCAACAAATAATATTCATCAAATCCTGAATTAGTAACAGTCAATGATTTGTTCTTACGAAACTCAGCTCTAATTTTATCGTGTAACATAGGATTGTTAGGATAAAAATAATGAAGTTCACGACCCAATTCACGGCCAGCCAATACATAGAAACCAACAATATTACAATTAGTTCTGACCTTCAACATTTTTATATATGATGCGGTCAAATCACGGTTGTAAGTATTCTCAACAATTTCTTGGTGTTTTGTAACGGGGTCACGCAACACCATTTGACGATAGGCACGATATTCTTCTGTACCATAGTTTAGTTCTCGGTTAGTAGAACCATCTCTCATCTGTCCTTCATTATTACGATAGAATACTTCTCTATTAGTATGACCTTCACCATCAGTTAAGAATACAGTATTCACAACTTGTAATTTATACTGTTTCTGAAATTGTGGAACAATTGTCATGGCAGAGATAACTGCTTCGTTCAAAGGAGTGCCACCTTTTTGAAACCAATTTGGTTTCCAACCACGGCGATGTTCGGACATTTGAACTAAAGCTGAACCAGCATAAGTGAATTCAGAAGCACTCATCTTACTAGACAACAAATTCAATAATTTGAATTGACGTAACACGACATCACCTTCAATTAAAGGTTGTTTGTATGGGTCATCATATTCTGCACTAAAAGCATACACATCGTACGGAATGTTTACTTTCTTACAGAACATTACTAAATTAATTAATTGCTTAATTGTATTTTCCATGTGGTCAGACATGGATCCAGACCAATCAACAAACATTACAAGTCCGTGTGATTTAGCGCCAGGTACTACTGTTAATTTTTTAAAGATATCATCAGTTAATTTATAAGCATAAATCTTACTCATATTCAAGTCGCCAGTTTTGGCAATAGAAGCACGTTTCAATTGGTCTGCATTTTTACGCAGTTCAAATTCTTTGGCAAGATATCCAACAACTTTTTTGGAATCATTACGCAATTTTATAAATTTTTCAGTATCGATACCTTGTTTGTAAGCATAACGACTTTCAGCCGATTCACGATAACGTTTCCACAAAGCTTTATGGTTTACGATTGCACTATCAAGATTAACATGAGGAATGTTACCATAATAATGTGTACGGCCATCAGTAGCAAATAGTTTTTTCTCATTCTTACGATATGCTTCATCTGTGTATGATTTTGTTTGTAGAGATTCGTGTTCAGAAACTTCTGTTCCACCAGCTTGATCACCAGATTGCATTTCTGCATCATCGTCCATTTCTGAATTAGGATTTTCTTCACCAGAATTACCATCTTTGCGAGTTTCAGTTTCATCGTCCCAATCATCAGAATCATCATAACCCTCAGAATCGAAGCCTTCATAATCACCATCTTCATCTTCTTCAAATTCTTCTGTAGGATTATTCTTTTTATGTTCTTCAGCCTCTTGTTTCATGTACTCACAAACAAGGCGAGCCACCTTCATCACATCATCATAGGTCTCGGTACCTTCAATTTTGTGAATGAGGGTTTGCTCATAGGGAGTAAATTTGATACCTTGAGTTGCACCACCTTTAGTAAAAAGGTTTACACGGTCAATAAAGTTCAAATCATTTAAATTGGTACCAGAAGTACCAAAAAAATCTTTGTCAATTAATTCACGATATGCACGAACAAAACTGGAACGAATTCCAGGATATTTGTTTTTGATTTTACGTTCAATACGAGAATCTTCCAATACATTCATTACTGACATTGGAATTTTTTCTTCGTGAGCACGCATCATTCCTTCAAGTGGAGTGTAGAGAGCATGGCCAACTTCATGACCCATGAAAAGGTCATACAAGTAACCAGAAATGCTCTTGTCTAAAACGGGTACAGTCAATATACGATTTTTTACATCAAAAGATGCTGTTTGCACATTGCGCTGTTCAATAATAAGATTTTCTGTTGCCATGAGTTTGGCAAGTAACGATTTGGTCTGAATAAGTTCCATAAGTTCTCCGAGTTAATGAAACCATTATACTCTAATTATCATCTACCGTCAAATTAATTTTGTAAAAGCGTTGTTTTTTAGCAACACTTTGACTATTCATACATTTCTTTGCGTTTTTGGTAGTCGGAAAGGTCTTTTTCTAGTCCAGACATGACTGCCCACTTTCGGCAAACAATATCCAGAAGTTTCCACTCAGGATATTCTTCAATTTTTTCGTTTTGTTCATTACTCATACTTTTTTCCTTCGTTTTTATCAAAAATTTGCTGCTCGATTGATGCAACAAGCTCTTCCGCAAGATTCGGATTGAATTTTACGAGAAAATAAGCGACATCCTGAGCAGGAATGTGCCTCATATTGAACATGATTTCGTCAATACCACGAATTATTTGTTTTTCTTCCCATTGTTGTAACATTTTTCACTCACATATCATAATATTGTTCAATAGCAACTACTGTGCTGCCTCTTTGCTTCGCTTTTCCGACAGATTTTAACCAATCCATCTCAATTTTGAATTCTTCTTCATTTAATGAGTCCAAATATTCAGAATATTCTTGCCATTCTTCTGCTGTAATACTCATCTTCTCATACTCGCTATGTCTTTTGCTTCATTATCACTAAAAACAGGTACCGCATTTGATTTATGCATAGTACCAATACCTTTAATCTTGTCACCTGTGTAAGAATTTCCGAATTTCTTCGTGCAAGCAACAAAACCTGTGTCTAAGGAAACAATCGGAGGCGATTCACGACCTGCCGGAACCGTAAACATTGGAGTTATTTTAGAAAACTTTGTGGATTTATTTTTACTGAAATTGGTAGACATCGAATTAATGGTACATAACCATTCTTCGTACTGTCGTTTTTTAGATTGAGAAACCTTGCGTTTCTTTGATTTTGGAATATTACCGTAAATAATCATAATAGTTCTCCACATTTGAGGAACCATTATAATACAGTATAGAGAGGATGTCAATAGCATGTTGCTGGAAAACAACATCATTACCAATACCTTTATTATCAAAGGCGGACATACCTACTTATAAGAAAAAATCAGAATTGTTTCTGTTTTTCTGGTAAACTTGATTCATCAAGCTCACTTAATAATTCCTCATAATTCCTATTCTTCAATTTCTTGATTTCGGCATGTTCATTTTTACTTCTTTTTGGAACATACTTATAATCATCATTATACTCTTTATTTTTTCGAAACTTACCAACAAACTTGGTCACTTCTTTCTCCTATTTCATGACTTCAAAAGTTATGCCTTTAATTTTAGTTTCCGGCATGTTATGCATATCTTCACCTGAAATATAAGTAATATCAGAATGAGGATAACAAATTTTTACAATTTTTAATAATTGGCACACAGTACCATCCGAATCGTTGAATGAGAATACTTCATCCACACATTTTAAGTTACTTATGATATTTCTGCGAGATTCATAATTTTGTACGAAACCTCCTTCAGACCAAGCCATCCACCAATCGGAATGGACACCAATCACAAGCCAATCTCCTTTTTTTTTACATCTTTGTAAGAAGCGTAGCTCTTCATTTGTTAATGGATCATATGTTCCAGTTGTTATTATTATTCTATCTTTTGCTTGCATTATGGAAGTAGATGTGGAAATGCCTCTTTAACAAATTTGTAGTTTAATCCTTTAACTCCCAAATCTTTAGATAACATACCAATAACTACTTCTGCTTCACGGGGTTCAATCGATTCGATCAGTTGCAGTAACAATTGATTTCTTTTTTCTGCCGTCAATTGTTCGGCTGCAGGATTGCCTTTTTGAAACAAATATAACTTACGAATTTCTGTTGATAATTGACATCTTGAAATTCCAGGAAATGTATCAGGAATTTTATAGTTGTCTGGCATTGCAGTAATCAACCATTGATAATTAGGATGAAAAGTGTATGTCAATACTTCAACCAAAGTTTTAGACAGATTTTTCTCAATTACTGCCATTTTTAGTTCTTTGGTTTTTGCTTCTTCAAACTCATCAAATACTTCGTATAGGTTTTTCATTAAAAGTCCTCAATCACTTCAATTAAATTTTTCAGCTTAAATTCAATAAAATAGTTTAATAGTTTACCTTTAGCCGGCTTTGTTTCTTCATAACTATTTATAATCTTTTCTTTAATCTCAACCGGAATGAAAGTCAAGTCAATGAGTGTTGCATTACGCATCCAATTGGCTTGGATTGTTTCTTCTTGGTCTGTATATGCCTCACGCATCAACTTATCTAATACACCCTTGGTGATTGGTTTCTGACGTAGGTCCCGAACAAAACAATCACCAGGTGAAAAGATATTTGGAATACCATCACCTTTATCACCACGAATAATCTTCTCTTTTAAATCCATAATAGGATTATCAGATATCACATATTTTTTTAGTGAAGGATTATATTGTTTAACATCTTTATAATTCTGTAACTGTAAAAAGTCACCATCACTAGATAGTATCAAAATCTTTTGATGTGGTGCATACAGAGGTACTAAAGTTCCAATAATATCATCGGCTTCAGCTCCTTCTACATCCAATACTTTATATGGGAAGTTATCTTTTAGTTCTTGTTTGAACTTGGCCAACATATCGAAAATCAAATGCCAATCTAAGTTAGACTTATCACGATTTTTCTTACGACTTGCTTTGTAAAATGGGAAATAGTCTTTGCGCCAATATTTTCGATTATCACAACATAATACTACTTCGCCATAATCCTTCTTAAAATTCTTTACATGATTACGAATAATGTTGAGTACCATATGACGAATTAAATCTTCGTCAAGTTTACCTTTTTGATTGGCAATTTGTGCCATGAGGCCAGCCAATAATACCTGATTTAAATCAATAAGAATCATACCAAACTTTCAATAGTTTCAATTAAGATACTATTCTATCACATTTCTTGCATTTTGTCAACTATCCTGTCGATAATTGGTTTTGATGTGGTAGTTTGTCTGGCAACTATACCATAAAATCCACTCTTGATTAGTCCTGAAATGTATTCCAATGGTTCAATCAAAATGGCATCGAAACAATCTAAATCAATATATCTATCTTCCGTTTCATGATTACGGAACAATACAATGTGGTAAGAATCACCTAGATCACCACCACCAATTTTTTCTCCTGGATCATTATATGTTTGGCCAGAAACCATGATTGAGTCCTCTTCTTCTCCATCAAGAAAAGTTAAAAAATCATACTTATCGTGTTTGAAAGATTTTAAGTAGTCTAACATTTAATTCCTCTTAGGTGAGATTTTCTTACTCTTACCATAATCCATGTGTTGTAATATTCATCGCTTTCTAGAGCGCCACGAATAAATTGCTCTTTAGCTTCCAAATAACCACAGTCACCTTTAGAAAGGCAAAGATGTAATATCTCTCTTTTAAATTTGTCGTGGCCTAATGATAACACATCTTTAGTTAGTTCGGCACTACTTCCATAATAAGTTTGCCAATCACTTGATACTTTAATCTTTTTCTTTTTACCTTTGACTTGTTTGGTTTTGGAAGAATAAAAGAATTTTTTTCCTATGTATTTTCTACCATTCGTCAGATTAGTTATCTGATACACGAACCCGTAATTATCACCAATCAAGTCTTCCGTAAAATCAAAAACTTTATATTGCCAGCTTAGTCCCATTCTCCATTGTCCATATCATCGTCATCATCCTCTATATAGTCCTCGGATAATTCTTCGATGATTTCACCACAAAACGGACAATATTCGGGTAAATCTTGGGATACCATTTCTTCCATATATGCTATGCTATAAGTTGATTCGCAACTAGAGCATTCTCCTGATAGTTGTTTTTGTGTCATTTGTAACCTTTATTTGGCCCACACATCACCCCAATTTCCAGACAAAGCACCTTTTGCATAATCGGTTGCTCTATTCTCAAAAAAGTTTGTGTGTGTTGGTGCATTAATCATTTCTTCTACCCATGGCAGAGGATTACGTTTCACTTTAAACTGACCTTTGAGTCCTAAAGAAATCAATCTGCGGTCGGCAATATAACGAATATACTTCTTAACATCTTCAGCTGACAAATCTTCCATAGCACCCATAGCGAATGCCAAGTCGATAAATTTATCTTCTAATTCTACCATGCGTTCAGCAATGGTATATAATCTGCCTTTTAGTTCATCATTCCAAATTTCACGATTTTCTTCTATGTATGTGCGGAATAATTTAATCATGTTCTCGGTATGTTGAGTTTCATCAACAATAGACCAAGTTACAATCTGACCCATACCTTTCATCTTGCCATGGCGTGGGAAGTTTAACAACATAATGAATGAACTGAATAACTGCATGCCTTCAGTAAACGCTGAGAAAACGGCAATATGTGTTGCTGTATTTTCTTTAGTAGTATTTTGGCCAGAAATATTCAACACATAATCATGTTTCTCTTTCATCTCTGCATATTCCATAAATTCATTATATGTAGTATCGGGTAATCCAAGAGTTTCAATCAAATGACTGTATGCTGCAATATGTAAGGCTTCACGAGCAGCAAAACCCAACAGCATCATCCGTATTTCGGGTTGTGGGAAATAAGGTAGATAATTATTAACATAACCCCCAGCAACGTCAATATCTCCTTGAGTGAAGAATCTGAAAATGTGAGTGAGAAATTGTTTTTCTTCTTTTGTAAGCTTCTTTTTCCAATCTTTAACATCTTCGAGCATTGGTACTTCAGTATGTAACCAATGAGATTGCTCATGCTTAAGCCATGCATCATAAGCCCAAGCATAATTAAAAGGTTTAAAATATGTCCGTTCATCGGTCATCCTTGATTCTGTTTTTTTAATCATTTTTTCCTTTATTGCTGCATTAATTCATCGACAAACTCTAATAATAATTTATGATGGCTATTATTATGCCAATGTGGTTTCATCCAAGAATAACTATCATACCAAAACTTCTCACTTTCAGGATGACAACCTATCAATCCAATTCTTTTTTGTATTATCGCCATTGGATCTTCGTTGGCGTATGTTGCAATTGTTTTAAATCCTTCACCTGTTAAAGCACAACCATCATAAAAAAACATCTTTTCTTTTTGGCCATTCCATGTAACATTGATTGCTTTTGCATGAGGCCTTTTTGTATCAGTATTAGGTTGTTTAATATATTGAACTGCATCTACATTATCAAGTATATTAAAATAATGGCTACCAGCCCAATATGCTCCCATACAAATACCAAGATACCTGCCACCATTTTTTACAAAATCAGTTATTAATTTTGTATTATTTTTAAGTATAGTATCATATGAATCTGAATTTCCAAAACCTCCAGGAAAAACAACCATATCTACGCCATCAAGGAATCCATCTTCAACTTCATTTTTTGAAAATAACTTAAAATTATAATGTGGAGATAATGCTTTGATTACACCATTACTTGATTGTACCGAACATTTTGGGTCACATACAAATAAAGCAAGTGTAGGCTTCATAAGTTAAATATTAAAATGCTACCGATGAACCACAACCACAGGTTGATTTAACTTCTGGATTAGTTATAATAAACTGTGAATTAAATTTTTCATCTTTATAATCTAAAGTAGCTCCCATTAAGTATTGTGCTGACATTGAATCAACAAACACTTTAATAGAATCTTTTTCAATTACAAAATCATCTTCTTCTTGTTTGTCATCAAAGGTAAATTCATATTGAAAACCTGAACATCCTCCACCTCTTACTGACATTCTTAATGCCAAATTATCATTGTCTTTTTCTTCAACAATTAAATCTCTAATTTTATTGAAAGCGTTATCTGTTACAGTAACCATTTTATACCTTACATGAACATTTAAGTTCGTAATCTTTTATTGCTGCTTTAATTGCATCTTCAGCCAAGATTGAACAATGTATTTTTACCGGCGGCAGAGCCAATTCTTCAGCAATTTGAAAATTTTTAATTGCTTCAGCTTGTTCAAGAGTTTTTCCTTTAACCCATTCTGTGACCAGCGAGCTTGAAGCAATCGCAGAACCACATCCGTATGTTTTGAATTTTGCATCTGTGATAATCCCATCTTCTACTTTAATTTGAAGCTTCATCACATCACCACAGGCTGGTGCGCCCACCATACCTGTTCCAACAGAATCATCATTTGAATCTAATTTACCAACATTACGAGGATTCTCATAATGGTCTAATACTTTATCTGAATATGCCATTTAACCTTCACAAGCAATACAATCATTACCTTGAGCAATTTGTGTCATATCTAGCTCTTTGATAACATTCCGTTCAATCTTCTTAGATACTTTATCTGCTTTACCAATCTTTTCGGAACGGCAATAGTAAAGTGTTTTCAGTCCTTTTTTCCATGCCATAAAATGAATGGCGTGGATATATTTGATATGTGCATCTGGTCTAAAGAACAAGTTCAATGATTGTGCTTGGTCGATATACGCTTGTCTATCACCAGCCAATTCAATTACCCATCTTTGGTCAATCTCCATGGATGTTTTGAATACATCTTTATCGTGTTGTGACATCCAATCCAAATGTTGAACCGAACCATCGTTAGCAATAATAGATGACCAAACATCATCGTACCATTCGGCTGGTTTATCGTGTGATAGTTTAGTAATTAATTCATTCAACCAACGATTCTTATTTAAGAAGGATCCCGAAAGAGTATCTTGTCTATAAGCGTTAGCACGGTAAGGTTCAATACTAGGGCTAGTATTACCCATGATAATTGAAGAAGATGCGTTTGGTGCGATAGCCATAAGGTGG